GTTGATAGTGCTTCGATTGTTACTGGAGGATCCGGATATTCAGTATATGAAGTAGCAGATGTTGAAATAATTTCTTCTGGATCTAATTATAATACAGATTCGGCAGGACTGGTTTTAACTATAAATTATTTAGGACAAACAGCAACATTTACAGCCACAGTTGATACTGAAACAACAGTACCGGGAGAAAACGATTTATTATTTCCAATTAAGACAGTTACTCCTCTTGATAGGGGGCTTTGGAATGTATTACCGACCGCACCTTTAATTGCTGTTTCAGAACCTACATTTAGTTCAGATGGCTCTACCTTAAGTGGTGGATGTGTTTTAAGATTAACCTTTAGAGAAGTAAACGTTGGATCATCAGTACTAACAGTAAATTATGAAGGTCAAATAGCCACGTTCTCTGCTGCAATCTCTGCAGGAGAAGTAATCTCAGTAGAACCGATTGTTAGAGGAAGATTTACCACAATTAGAACAGCCCCAGTAGCGACTTCGGTTGAACCTTCATACGGGTCAGGAGCTACTTTATCGATTGTATACAGAGAAAAAATAACCAAAGGTTGGAGACATTTAGAAGACTCAAACTACAGCGGAATTTTTAATCCATTCGGAGGTTATAATCCGTATACCGGGTCGTTCGATACATCTGCCGCTGTAAGATTTTATCCTGCTGGAAGTGTTATATGGTGGGATAATAAGTTATGGAAGGCCCTTGTTGACACAAATTTAAGCGACGACGGAAGTTCTTTTTATCTAGGATTAAGTGATTGGATTGAGCTAGATCCTATTTCCACCCAATGCTCTCTACCGACAAATGTAGCTCTTGGCGACGACGGATCTACTTTAGCAGCAGGATTATTGGATAAAAATCAGATAGCAGAATTAGTTAAAGCAGGAGATCTGTTTGGATCTAGCCTAGCTATGAACAAAGATGGCAGTATTCTAGTTGTAGGTTCTCCTAACAGCGACGGGCAGTTTTTTGTAAATTATAGGGGAGTATGGAGTCAGTTTCAGGAATACACAGAATCGGATGTAGTACAGTATGACGGCAACTATTATAGGCTCATGGATACTTCAACCCCTGGACCGGTCGATTCTTCTATAGTCAGTAAAGGAGATATTCCTGTTCCTGGGATAACAGAATTGACGTTATCAGATTCGACACCCTGGCTACCTGTAGGAAATCTCAGCACAGTTAGTTCTGGAAAAATTCACATTTATAAAAAAGATAGCAACGATGTTTATAATTTAATACAGGTTGTTACTTCTGAAAATATAGATAGTTATAATAACACAGATTCGGGATTAGATATAGGAATTTATTCTGGAGACAAGTTTGGATTTAGTTTAGATCTAGATCAAACTGGATCTACTTTGGTTGTTTCTAGTCCGGATGCAGATACTAATTTGCAAAATCAAGGTTCTGTATATGTGTTTACAACTACAGATTTAGATTCTCCTATATACAATCTTGAACAGAAAATTTCTAGCTACGAATCTTATAACAATGAACAATTTGGTTTTTCTGTAAGTGTTGATTATAACTCCGAGAAAATTGTTGTAGGTGCAAAAAACGCTCCTTATAAAATTCCTGTGAGATTTGACATTTCTGCAGGAACAACTTTTGATGGAAATGCTACTAGTTTCAGCGAACCTCAAGGATATACTGGTCAGGTGTATGTGTTCGAAAAGAAATCTAATATCTATTTGTTAGCAGAAAAATTAGAAGCTGATTTACAAAATGCTGAATCTTTTGGATATAGCATCGATACTTTTGGCTCAGTCATAGTCACTGGATCTCCTAATTATAGAGCACCTCTTGAAACAGAGGCCCAGGCGTTAAGTTCACATCCGATAGGAATAACAAGATTATTCAAGAAAGATTCTAATGTTAATTCCTGGAATACGTTGGCTCAGCAAACACAGAAAGTAGACATTGATTTAATTACCTCGATAGAAGTCTATGACGAAGTTACTAATCTTAAGCTGGCCGATGTTGATATAATAGATCATGCAAAGTTGAAAATTTTAGGAATAGCTGAACAAGAGATTAGTTACAAAACTGTATATGATCCTGCAGTCTATACTAACGGAACAGATGAACAAGTAGTAGATGAAACTACTGCCTGGTTTGAAAAAAATGTAGGCAAGCTATGGTGGAATCTATCTACAGTAAAATGGATAGATTACGAACAAGGCGACGATGTTTATAGATCTGGAAACTGGAACGGATTAGCTTTCGGGTCATCCATTGACATCTATGAATGGGTAGAATCGTCGCTGTTGCCTTCGGATTGGAGCATACTTGCTGATACAAATGAGGGACTGGCCGAAGGAATATCTGGACAGCCATTATATTCAGATAATACAGTGTACAGTGTAAAAGAAATATACAATGTAAACACAGGTCAATTAACCGGAACTAGATATTATTTCTGGGTTAAAAATAAAGCAATATTACCAACAAACACTGTAGGAAGAAGATTGCCTTCTTCGGACGTGGCATCGCTTATAATTAATCCTGCTTCTTCTGGTTTACCGATAATAGCTTTATTAGATTCTAATAAATTCTTGGCTTACAATTTTAATTCTTTATTAGAAAATGATACTGCTTATTTGAATATACAGTATAAGAAAAACAAAAAATCAAATAATTTAAGTCATAATGAATATTTGTTATTGTCTGAAAATTTAATAGGTAGTATTCCTAACCAAGACATTGAAACTAAATGGATAGATAGCTTGGTTGGTTTCGACCAAGCAGGTAACTCAGTTCCAGATCCTAAAATACCTGAAAAGCAAAGATACGGAATATCTTTCAGACCAAGACAAGGTATGTTCGAAGACAATAATAAAATATTAGGTATTTTAATTGATAGAATAAACGAGCATTTATTATTAAGACCTTTTGCAGATACTTTAAATTACGAAAATTTAAACTTAGTCGATCCTAAACCAGAACAAAGTTCAAATGAGTTCGATGATGAAGTAGATAATTTTATCGATTTACAAAATATTAATACTGTTAGACTCAAACAGGCAGTATTAACTGTGAATATAGTTGATGCAGAAATTGATACAATTGATATTGTAGATCCTGGATTCGGTTACAAAATACCTCCTCCTATAGAAATAGAAGGTGACGGATCAGGAGCCAAGGCCGAATTAATCATCGATAACCAAGGAAGGGTATCATCGGTAACCGTAATCGCTAAAGGAAAAAAATATACTTCAGCAATAGCTAAAGTAAGAAGTTATGCAGTGTTGGTAAATGTAGATGAAACAGCTAACGATTTCTGGAGTGTTTATTCTTATGACACTGTGAGAAAAGATTTTTTCAGAAGTAAGTCGCAGGGTTTTGATACGACAAAGTATTGGTTGAAGATTGACTGGTATGCGACAGGCTACTCTAAAACTTCCAGGATCAGTAAAGAAGTAGGATCTCTCTATGAAGAAAGCTCATTAGCTATACAAGAAGGAGATCTATTAAAAGTTAAAGAATTTGGATCCGGTGGTTGGGCATTACTTAATAAAGTAAAAGAAGGTGCTGGAGATGTTCTCAACAACTATGAATTGGTCGGTCGACAAAACGGAACGATTCAGTTATCTACAAAATTGTATAGTAAGAGTTCTCAAATACTAGGCTTTGATGCAACTAGCTCTTACGATACCAGTGAGTATGATTTATTGCCGTCATTAGAATTAAGAAATATCTTAAATGCAGTTAAGCAAGATATTTTTATAGAAGATCTAAGAAACGAATGGAATAATTTATTTTTAATTTCTTTAAGATATGCTTTCTCAGAACAAGAATATATTGATTGGGCATTTAAAACAAGTTTCTTAAATGCAACACATAATGTTGGCTCTTTAGAACAGAAAATAAATTATAAGAATGATAATCTTGACAGCTTCAGAAGTTATGTAGAAGAAGTTAAACCTTATCGAACCACAATAAGACAATATAAGAGTAGGTACACAGGATTAGAAATAACAAATTCTGTAATCAGTGATTTTGATTTACCTCCAGCGTACTCTAGCGCCAGCGGAAAAATTTTACCGATTAATAGTTCTTTTGATCTAACAGATCAGTATCCTTGGAAAAATTGGAAAGATAATTTAGGATTTGAAATAAAAGAAATCTTAGTTTCTAATAGCGGAGATGGATACACCTCTGCGCCAACGGTATTAATAGAAGGCGATGGTTCGGGTGCAGAAGCGATAGCTTTTATAACTAATAAAAAACTAAGATCTATTAAATTAATATCCGGAGGAACAGGATATACAAAAGCACCTACCGTATCGTTAGTCGGTGGAAACGGATTCAATTCTAACGTAGCTAAGGCAGTGGCAATTTTAGGAGAGTCACCGATTCGAACTTTCGACGTCAAATTAAAATTTGATAGAATAAGCAAAACTGGAACTTTATCGGAATTTAATTTTTCACAATCATTTACAGCTAGTGCATCGTCCGCTGTATTTGACTTAAAATATGCGCCTAGCAAAGATAGAAGTAAGATTTCAGTCACACGAAATGAACAGATTGTTTTCAACAATGAATATGAAATTATCTACTATACTTCAACAGTTGACACATATTCCTTAACTAAGGCAAAAATAAAGTTTTTAATTCAACTCGAGCAGGGAGACTTAATAACTGTTGCCTATGAGAAATTTAACGAAATTTACGATAGCGTTGATAGAATAAATTCTTATTATAATCCTGTCGAGGGAATGAAAGGCAAAGTAGTGAGTCAATTAATGACTGGTATCGACTACGGCGGTATTCAAATTCAAGGCACAACTTTTGATGTTAGCGGCGGCTGGGATGCGTTGCCTTGGTTTACTGATGCCTGGGATAGTGTTGAATCAAATAATGATTACCATTATGTAGTTTCTAGCGCAGACGACGGTAGTACTATAACAGTTTTATTACCAAAAGCTCCTGCGGCTAATCAGCGAGTGTCGATCTATTTGAAACGTGCTGGATCTAAAGAACTAAGAACTATAGAAACTTTGGATGCAAACGGTAATCCTGTTGTGGTTTACGACGAAGCTGTTGCTGAGCCTCCAGTTATAAGAATCGATGATCCTTATTTTGGAATGTACGACGGTAGTACAGTTATGCCTAACGGCAGAACAACCGAACCAGAAAATGCATTAATGCCTACGTTTGTCGGCGATGGAGAAAACAGAACAGTAGTTTTTGATGAATACGGAGTTCAAACTTTCCCTGGTGATACATTAATTTTTAGAAATTTTGAAAGCGACGGAACTGTTTCTATTAAAGATCCTAATCTTTTAGACACTGAACTCAGCGGAGGATCTTTTGCAGGTACTTGGAGTAATAATCTAATAGGACCTAACGCTGTTGCAGGATCTTACACTACCGCACAAGGAACGTTAGCTCAAGATATTTCGATTGATGGCGGAAAATTAATAAGTCCCGATCAAGTACCAGCTCCAGAAGAAAATATACCTGGACAAGTATTAGAAAGTTTAAGTATTAAAGTTTTTAACTCAACTTTTTCGGGAGGATCTCCTGTTAATTTAAGATTATACTTTGCTGACGGTATACAAAAGAATTACGATATAGGTTTACATATTCTAGAAGGTAAATCTCTTGTTGTGTATATCGATAAAATAAAACAAGAATTTATTGAAGGAAGTAATTTAATATACACAATAAATTATTCAACTAATCAAGTAGAATTTGTTGATACTCCTGTTGCGGGATCATTGATAGAAATAATTTCGATAGGAGTTGGCGGAGTATCGATATTAGATTATACCGAATTTGTAACAGACGGTGAGACTTCTCATTTCCTAACAAAGGCAAATTACTCAGATACCCAATCAGTGTTAGTCACTGTAGACGGAATAGAAGTAGACATAGGTTTTGTTGAAAGTTCGACAGTGACGGAAACTACAGGAAAAACTCTAATTGAGTTTAGCACCCAACCAGAACGAAATCAAGTAGTAAAAATTGTTGTTCTGGGAGCATCGTTAGATACAGACAGTACCCAGCAGTCTATTATCAGATCCAATCAACAGACTTTTATATATGACGGAAGTACTAGAAAATACGATTTAGATAAATTTGTTAATTTAACTAGAAACAGTTCAAAGTCTGCCATGTTAGTAGAAGTTAACAATGCACATTTACAAGGCGTCGATGCCGTAGTTCAGGTATACGATGGTACAAATAATACAGTAGCATTAGGAATAGATCCAATTGAAGTTTCAGGAACTATTACTTCAAATAACATTAAAGTTTTTGTTAATAATGTTGAGCAATCATTCTTAGTCGTATGGACTTATAATGGAACTACTAGTATAGTAACAGTTTCTACTACGTATCTCCAAGTAGGAGATATTATAAAAGTTGAAAACGATGTAAGAAGCCAATACAATATTGTCAGCAATGATATATTAATAAACGATTTGGTAGATTTAACAGCTGGAGATTTGATAACTGTAACTTGGTTCAGCGAATACCCAACTTTCGATATCGTTAGTGACGAATACACAGGAGGAAAATCAATTTATAGATTGTCATCTACTCCTATAAATTCAAGTTATGTTTGGGTATACAAAAATGGTATACGTTTAACAGGAAACAAAGATTATTCTGTGTCTCTTCCGAGATCTGTATTATATCTCAATGATGAAACTACATCATCGGATAAAATTAAAATCTTCCAATTTGGTAATAGGATTTACAAAAAATCATCTGCATATCAAATATTCAAAGATATGTTAAATGTTTATCATTATAAACGTTATTCTATTGATAGAAATGTAAAATTAGCTCAAGATTTAAATTATTATGATCAAGTTATTAAGGTAACTGATGCATCCAATCTTTCAATTCCTATAACTTCTAGAAATATTCCAGGAATTATTGAAATCAATGGAGAAAAGATCGAATACTTAGTATTAAGTGGAAACACATTGTCTCAATTGAGAAGAGGAAGTTTCGGCACAGCAATAGCAACGGTGCATGAGCAAGGAAGTCATATAGTTAATTTAGGATCTTCTGAGAACATTCCTTACGTTGAAGAACAAGATAAAAATAATTTCATTAGCGACGGTAGTACGTTGTTGGTAGGTCCGTTACCTTATGTGCCTAACAAATCAACTAGAAATTCTTGGTATAGAACAGATATACCTTCTGAATATGGACCTTGTGATCAAATAGAAGTATTTGTTGGCGGTGTTAGACTAAGAAAAGATCATATCACGATTTATAAAGAAGAATTAGGACCATCTAGCCCGTTAGCAGATACTACATTACAAGCAGAATTTAGCGTTGACGGAGATTCAAATTACGTAAGACTTTCCGAACCGGTAAAAGCTGGAACTAGAATAACTATAGTTCGTCGAACTGGTAGATCTTGGTACGAAAGAGGAGAAACAACGGCAACATCGGGCTTAAGTTTATTGGATAACAATACTCCGATTGCAGTATTCTTGTCGCAAAAGACTACGGAGTTGCCCGAATAAATACACTATGGATTTAGAAGAGAACAATATGGAACAGCAGCCAACGCCAGAAAACATCCAAATTCCTGAAAAAAAGCCCAATGAAGTCGGTGGATTTCATTACGAGGGGCATATTAAAATTTGGGATCCGGAAAGTAAAGAAATATTCATTGATAAAAGAAACGCTATTCATTATGAAAATATGAGTGTAGCTATGGTCAACAGTATTAGTAATCAGGGTAAAGGTTGGATTTATCAAATGGTGTTTGGCTCAGGCGGCACAACTGTAGATCCTACCGGACTTATTTCGTACTTGACTCCGAACACTATAGGTACTAATACCGGGTTATATAACCAAACCTATAGTAAAATAGTAGATCAAAATGCCACTGCTAACACAGATCCTATTCGAAATAAGATGGAAGTCAGACACATCAGCGGAGCCACATATTCAGATGTTATCATAACTTGTCTACTAGATTACGGCGAACCCGACGGTCAAGAAGCATTTGATAACAGTCAGACATTATCTGGAGATTTCGTATTTGACGAACTAGGGTTGAAATCATATGATCCTTCTGGTTCGGGAAAATTGCTAACACACGTGGTATTCCATCCCGTACAGAAAAGCTTAAACAGATTATTACAGATTGACTATACAATCAGAATACAAAGTTTAACCGGTTTTAATGAGGTATAAAGATGCCATATAATGTAAATTTTACTGACAGTGCAAAATTACCCATTACCGTTAACGACAGCACTAATAACACAGAAACAAGTTTAATATTTCCAGGTAGGAATACTACAGGATATGGTCAGAATATTGCAGAAAATTTTTTACATCTTTTAGAAAATTTTGCAAGTGCAAGCAGACCCCAAGGCCCTGTAGAAGGACAACTATATTTTAATACCAATAATAAAAGTTTAGAAATATACGACGGAACAAATTGGAAAGCAGCAAGTAATATTAGAGTAGACAACAATGAACCTAGTCTTGAATTAGCTGAAGCAGGAGAATTATGGGTTGATACTAATAATCAACAACTTTATATTTTCAGCGGCGAACGTTGGATTCTTGTAGGACCAAATTTTTCTACCGGGCTCAGAAGCGGACCGTTGGTTGAGCAAATAGTTGATAGTACTAACCAAAATAAAGTAATCGTTACTTTTTATGTCGAAGACGAGCCAGTCATAATTGTTTCTAAAGATAGTTTTACACCTAAAATAGCTATTACTGGTTTTACAACTATTAAATCCGGCGTAAACATATCTTCAGTCAACGATTTAGGCGTTGGCGGATTTTCTCCTAAATTTTACGGAGCAGCATTAAATTCTGATTCTTTAAATGTATCAGGATCTGAGATTCCTGCTACAAGATTTTTGAGATCTGATGTTCTTAATACAACAGAACAAGGTTTTAACATTAAGAACAATCAAGGATTAACTTTAGGAGTTGACAGTACATTTAGTTTAAGTGTCTCATCCGGTGCTGGAAAAATTTACAATTCATCGGCTGGTAGTAGTATTGACATACAAACAAATCAAGATAACAGACCAGTCACAGTACTTAGAGTAATTGATAATAAGATAGCTATTAATAAAAATGTTCCAGATGAAGCATTAGATGTCAGCGGCAATTTTAAATTAGACGGTTCTATAATTCTTACTTCAACTACAGAAAGTACAAATTTTAACAATGGAACTTTTAGAACAGCTGGTGGAATCGCTGTTTCGAAAAATGTTTTAATCGGAACAACACTAAATGTAACTGGTACAGCTACAACTAGTAATGTAAGACCATCAGCAACTGATACTTACAATCTTGGGCAAAGCAGCGAATTGCGATATAATGCAGTATATACAAAAAATCTATATGCACAAAACTTGTTCGGAATACTTACAGGAAATATCACAGGAAACGCTACCACTGCCACCAATTTAAAATTTCCTACACTGTTTAAAACCACAGGTGCAGTAACTTCTACAGTAGAAACATTTACTGGAACAGAAGGATCTATCACTCTTGAAACTTCGTTAACCAGTGAAATTATTAGCGGACAGACAAGAGCTCCTCTCGAAAGATTCCCTTCGGACAAAAACGACGACTTATTAATATTTAGATCATCGGCATCAATCCCCGGCGGATCGACTGGTCTATTTAAGGTTAGCAAACAAGAATTTTTACAAGATGCTGTAATACCAATTGGAGGTGTTATTCCTTTTGCAGGTGATACTGTTCCCAGCGGATATTTGTTGTGCGATGGTAGAGAAGTTGAAATATCAAAATATAGAACTTTATATAATGTAATTGGAAATGCTTACGGAACTCCAACCATAGGATTTGAAACTTTTAAACTTCCCGATCTAAGAGGAAGATTTCCTCTTGGTAGAGACGATATGGACAACAAAGATGACGGTGTGATAGCTGGCTTAGTTCAAGCAGCTCCCCCAGCGACTGGACAGATCGCGGGCAAAGTTTCAGGGCCTGCAGGACGAGTTGAGGGTGTTGAAGCTCAAACAGTTGGCGGAACAGGCGGCTCTTCCGACCAAATTCTCACAGTAGCTAATCTACCTGATCACGAACACGATATGATTGGATCAACAGGTGAACAATATTATTCATCACGGGCCGATAGTGCTGTTCCAACCGATATTGGTTCTTTCTCTGGAAGAGGTGGTACAACACCGTCGCAGACACAATATCTTCCTACTAGTGGAAGTATCAAAACAAGTGAAACTTTGTCAACTGCGTTTTCCACGATGAATCCGTTTTTAACATTGAATTTTATTATAAGATCAGGACCAACAGAATTCTAAGGTAAAAAAAATGGCTTATACAATTAATAAAACTGACGGGACTATTCTAACTACTTTAGCTGATGGACAGCTAGATAATGTTACTACTGACCTTACTCTTATTGGAAAAAATTACAGCGGATTTGGTGATGCATTAAATGAAAATTTTGTAAAACTGTTAGAAAATTTTGCCGGATCGGCGATCCCAACAAATGCTATTCGGGGTCAAATATGGTTCGATACTTCTGAATCTAAGTTAAAAGTTTACAATGGTTCGTCTTTCCAACCAGTTTCTAGTGCTACTATTGCCGAATCTCTTCCTACAGATATAGCGATTGGTGATTTATTTTTTAATAGCACTGACAAACAACTTTATTTTTATGATGGTACCAGTCCTATTTTGTTAGGTCCTGATTATTCACAAAGTCAGGGTTTGAGTGGGTTGAAGGTAGTTAATGTTTTAGATGATAGAAATCAAACTAGAATTGTTACTCTTTTATATGTAAATGCTGTATTGCTCGGTATTTTTTCAAAAGATACCTTTACGCCTAAAGCAGATATATCTGGATTTGGCAGAACAGAAATTATACCAGGATTTAATCAAGCTACTGCTGCAGGAATAAAATTTTCAGTGACTGCAACTAATTCTGATCGATTAGGCAATCAGCCAGCATCATCATATGTTAGAAGTGATACCAGCGGTTCAATTGAAGGAAATCTCAGTGTTCGAGATAATTTACTTGTAGGTAACGATGATCAATTTCAGTTAGTAGTAGAGAATTCAAATGTCCAGTTAGCAAATATTTCTAACAATAAAATATTTAAGGTATCAGTTAAGAAAGATCTAGAATCTGAGGACGCAATAATAATCAATCCTATTACAAGAACTATTGGATTGTATGACGATAACAGTTACATCTCTAGCCAGATTAATATCGGCGGATCTGTATCTATAGCAGGTAACATAACAGTAAATGGAACACTTACAGTAAATGACGGCGATGTAACTATTGTTAAGACCACAGAATTAAATGTCGAAGATAAATTAATTGTCTTGGCCCAAACAGGGGATAGTAGTCTTAATAGAGACGAATATGCAGACGAAGGTGGTGTCGTTTTAAAAGGAGCATATTTTGACGAAGACGTAGCTAGCCCTACATATAATACCTGGGTCTTGAAAGACCATATATTTCAATGGAGCAATGGAAATAAAGCAGTCTCAGGAACAAGAATGGCCCTGGCAGACGACGCCTGGAATAGTTCCGAACATATAAATTTAGAAGCAGGTAAGGCATTTAAAATTAATGGAACTACAGTTATTGATGGTAGTAGCTTAGGACCTGGAATTACCAGTATTCCCGGAGTAACAAGTTTTGGTCCTCAGATATTCGTTCAAATTGGTCCTTCTGCAGGATCCCCAGTATTAAGATTAGAACAAAATAGATTATCGGCTGTTGCTGTTAATTCTGATATCCAGATCACTCCTAATGGTACCGGAAATGTTCAATTAAGACAGGTTACAGGATCGACATATGGAACGCAGACTAATGTAGGATTTCCGTTATTAAGGGGAGTAGCTACAACATCGCAGGCTTCTCCTAGTCAAACTGGCGAGTCGAAGATATTATTATCTTCTACAGAACTAACAGAAGCAACTAACAAACAATATGTTTTAAATTTTGTCAGAACTAGAGCTTTAGTTTTTAGTATAGATACTTCGGACGGTCTAACAAATACAGCTATAGAAGGTATTTTAGCTACGTTAGCACCAATCGATGAATATGAAGTTGGTACAGTAGCACGAATATTATGTACCTCACTGACAAATGCTAATACTACAGCAGATGTAGAATCTTCAAAATCAGTATCATTCACGAACTTTTTGACTCCGCCTAGCGGCTCTCCTGGAACATCGCCCGGACTATCAGCTGTTTCCTTTAGCTCAGTGACAGTACCTGCCCAAACAATTCAAGTTTCTCCAAGAACAGTCAAAACATTTCAGATACAGCCGAGCGTTGGATGGAAATATATTAGTGAAACATTTGTATAACGGAGCGTTAAATGGCCTATGTAATTAACAAATTTAATGGTGATAGACTTACCATACTAGAAGATGGTACAAAGAACGAATCAACAAGTTTAGGCCTTGTTGGTAGAAATTATGTCGGCTACGGAGAAATACAAAATGAAAATTTTGTTTTCCTATTAGAAAATTTTGCAAATTCTACAGCTCCGTCAAAACCTCTTGCTGGTCAAACCTGGTATAATACTTCAACAAAAACTCTTAATGTGTATAGCGGAACCGGATGGGCTCCGGCAGGAGGAGCCGCTGTTTCTAACACGGCACCTAACACAGCTATAGATGCAGCTTCAACAAATCCCATTCCGGGAGCTTTGTGGTTTAAAAACGATACTAATCAACTGTATGTGTCAGACGGTACAGAGTGGAATCTTATAGGACCGGATGCTATAGAAAATTTTGGCATAACAAAATTAGTTAGTAGACCCATATCAGATGTAAACGGAGTACAACACCCAGCAGCTCTTCTTTATAGTAACGATGAGCCTATAGCAATTTACACCAGCGATTCTTTTACGATTAATACTTCGGAAAATTTAGTAGGATACACATCGCTGGTTAGGGGAATAAATTTAAAATCCGGAACAAATTTAAACGGAAGCGTATTAGGTAATTCTACCAGCGCCACTAGGTTAGAAAATTATGTAAACATTAATGGAATTCCTTTTAACGGTACACAGAGTATTAACATAAAATCTTCAACTACTAATACTCTTTCTCGAGGAACGTATCTTATAGGGAACAATTTTGACGGCAGTTCCGCTACCACATGGTCAGTAGATGCATCGTCAACGAATGTAATAGGAAAGGTAGTGGTTAGAGACAGTTCCGGAAATTTCAGTGCGGGCACTGTTACTGCTGATTTAATAGGAGATGTCACAGGTAATGTTACATCTATTTCGGGAACCAGTAGATTTGATGTAATAGAGGCGAATACATTCGTCGGAAACACTTTAACAGGTAATGCTAGAACTGCATCTAGATTGGCTACCCCAGTCACAATTAACGGCGTTTCTTTTGACGGTAGTGCGAATATCACAGTTCCTGCTTCCGCTAATACATTAACAGGAAATACAATACCTTCAAATGTTACACAATCGAGTTTAACTTCTATAGGAACTTTGGCCGATTTAAATGTGGGAGAATTTGGGGTAAAAATTGGTAGCGGTCAACAACTAAAATTATACCTAGACAGTAATAATCCAACCATCGAGTCTACAGTAGCTAATGGTAGCTTGAGTTTAGAAATAAACGATTCTCCAAAGAGTCAGAATAATCCTGCTATTTCTTTCGTGAGCTCGGCTCAAGCAGTTATATTGGGCGGAGATAATAATCCTGCATTTACTAAAACTAAAAGTGGTGCTATAAATCTTGGCTTGCCAGATTTTAAGTGGAATACGGTTTATGCCACAGAATATCAAGGTAGTGTATCTAGGGTAAGTTCTTTATATCCTACAGTAGGTGGAACTACAATTACTGCTAATGCAGACGTTATTATAACAGGTAATCTTACTATTCAAGGTACAACATTATCAGTTAATTCAACTGTCGTAAATGTAGCGGATAAAACATTAACTTTAGCTTCAGGTTCTCCTAGCTCAGCAGCAGCAGATCAGTCCGGATTATTGATAGACGGATCATTCGCTGAGTTTTATTATAGAGCAACTGGTGATAAGTGGGTTTCAAATAAAGACATAGATGTAGGATCTAACAAATTTCGAGGTAGAGCAACATCGGCTGAATATGCAGATTTAGCTGAAAATTATGTAGCAGATAACTTGTATGAACCAGGAACTGTATTGGCATTTGGCGGCGAGTTTGAAGTTACGCTAGCAGAAGATGAAACTAGAGCAGTAGCTGGAATAGTTTCAACTAATCCTGCATATCTAATGAATTCTGAATGTAAGGGAAAATATGTCACGGCCCTGGCACTAGAGGGCAGGGTTCCGTGTAAAGTTAGGGGAAAAATACGCAAAGGTGATTTACTAACCAGTGGCGGTAACGGATATGCTAGACCATCTATGGATCCAAAAATTGGAACTATTGTAGGAAAAGCCCTTGAAGATTTTGACGGTACAGAAGGAATTATAGAGGTTGTTGTTTCTAAATTATAAGAATAGTTTAACGCATAAATACTGAATAATGGAGTTTATAGATGGCATATCAAGTTGATAAATTTAACGGCACTTTTTTAGTATCTGTTGACGATGGTACTATTGATACAACCACAGATCTAAGATTTGTTGGTAAAAATTATGCTGGTTATGGCGAAGTGCAAAATGAAAATTTTCTTCACTTGCTAGAGAATTTTGCCAATACGACAGCTCCTCCAAAAAGAATTACAGGTCAAATTTGGTTTGATACTGGTAGTAAAAAGCTTAAGTTTTTTGACGGTACTAGATTCAGAACTGCTAGTGGTGCAGAGATTGGAGTTGAACCCCCTCCAGGATTACAACCAGGAGATATGTGGTTTGACACAAGTGCAGAACAGCTTTATACCTGGAACGGAACAGAATACATATTAATTGGTCCCATAGCCAGTCCTACCACGGGCGAATCTGCGGCAGTTCAGGATACAGTAAAAGATGATGTTAATAACAATCATTCTATTTTAAAATTAGTTTCTGAAGGCGAAGTTGTTGCGATTTTGAGTGCAGATTCTTTTAGACTTAACACATCCAACTCAATTACCGGTTTCCAAGATATTAAGAAAGGTATCACTCTTGTAAACACTAATGGAACTACGGGTGTAACAAGTACCGATCATTATTTTTGGGGTACTGCTGCTAATGCAGTTAAGTTGGGAGGTTTTTCTGCATCGGATTTTGTTAGATCCGGAGCAGCAACGTTTTCTACGGGATTATCAGTAGCTGATTCGGGATTGACAATTGGCGATCAGAATGATCTTAGAATATGGGTTGAAGATGGTAACAATGTTTTATTAGAAAATCAACTAGGCGATAATATTACCTTTAGAATTAAAACATCTACTAACACCGATGTTTTGAGAATTTCTTCTACAGGAGTATTTCCTCCTACAGATTCAACATTTAATTTAGGAACTTCTGGTAGTGCTTGGTTACAAGTAACTGCTAATACCTTCAATGGTTCATTAGTAGGAAATGTAACAGGAAATACCACAGGTGTACACAAAGGAAACGTACTAGCTAGCGATAATTCAGTAGCTTATAATGCAACAACAAAAGTTTATACCGGTAGTTTTACCGGAAATCTAACAGGAAACGTTACAGGTAGTGTTACAGGTACAGCGTCTTCGGCATCTACATTGGGTGGTATTTCTGCTTCAGAGTCCGTTTCTAATAGTACGATTCCAATTAGAACATCTTCGGGTAACATTCTAGCTAATCAATTTGTAGGAACATCTGATAAGACCGACAGATTAAAAATTAATGATGCTGCCTCCGATACAGATCCAAATTATCGTTCAGCCAAAACTACGGCTACAGCCAGTACTATAGCTGCTAGAGACTCGTCCGGAGATATATATGCTGTTAAGTTCAGAGGAACTGCAACAGCAGCAGAATATGGCGATTTAGCAGAAAAATATCTACCAGATCAAGATTATGAAGTGGGAACAGTTGTATCTGTAGGCGGCGAAAAAGAAATTACAGCATCAAAATTTGGAGACAGAGCGATAGGTGTTGTTTCAGAGTTTCCTGCATATCTTATGAATAACAATTTATCTGGTGGTGTAGCGGTAGCACTTAAAGGAAGAGTTCCTGTTAAAGTTGTTGGAGCAGTTAAAAAAGGCGATCGATTGATTGCAGTTGATAATGGAACTGCACAAAAAGCTGCATTTCACTCTCATGCCGATGTGTTTGCTATAGCTTTAGAAACCAATGATGAAGTACAGCAAAAACTTGTTGAATGTATCGTAATATAAGGAAGAATAAAAATGGCATCAGTCGGATCACAAATATCAGCAGCGGACTATAACGCTATTAGAAATAAAATCATAGCTGTTATGGGAACAGGTACAACAAATCCTACCACCGGAGTGACTGATTATACATTTGGCTATGGACAACAATTAATGAGTTCGGCTGTGTCAGAAGGACAAACGATTACTAGAGCACAGTTTGAAAATTTAAAAAATGACATATTAAATGCTAGACTACACCAAGATGGAACAACTCCTACTATTACCACAGTTAACGTTGGCGATGTTGTAAGATATGGAGCCACCCATCCAATAACACAATACGATACATTAACTTCTACAGCTATTACTAATAAATTTAATCTAGGAACAGGGTACTTTAGTACAGTAGCAGTTAAAGATAACGTAGGTACAGATCTTGTTATGCCTATTACGAGAACTACTAGCTGGAGCTCTAGTGTTTCTTGTAACGTTACAGCTACTTTTGCTAGTGTAAATGCAATGCGTTACTTCTTCAATAGCGGCGGCCGAATCAATTTTAATAGTAGCAGAACAGGCGGTGCTTCAACTTCTCAAAACAACATATGGTCTTCGACTTTAACCTCGGCAGGTACACAGGGGCTAGGTTCAATCAGTAGCGGAAACCAAGGTGTTAATTTTTATAATCTCACAACGACTGATCAAATTTGGTATTCGATTACATCTTCGGCTCCTTATGCTTCGAATACGTGGAGATTACGAGCTAGATTAGGAAGTGGGGCAGTGGGTACTTCTACGTTTACGGCAACATCTATTATTTTTACAATTACTTGGACCGACGGATATACAGATCCTGATACAAATGCTGGAAACCCAGCACTAACCAATCCACCAGCTGACGTGGTAGATGGAACATTGAATTTAACAGTTACCCAAACTTATGCCGGTAGCACATCTGGAATTAATTTATTACCTGTAGTAACACCTCCTGCAGTTCAGCCAGTATGGACAATTACATTGCCTACATATAGTAATACTGCAATCTCTGGTTCATAATCTCATATCCCTAATTTAAGTAGCACTAAATAATATGCTACTTTAATTAAGGGGATATAAATGGATGAACGTCTTCGAAAAGCCTTAGATTTTTCCAATTTTAGGCATACTTTTTCAATTCAAAGAAAAATTTTAAAAGAAAAAAACGAAGCCCGCCTGACCTACGGCCATGCCGGTGGTATATTTAAAATTGATATGTCGCTGATCACTTTTGTTGATATGCTTATTAACAATGGTCGGAAAAACGATGTACCTTTATTAGACTCGAATGACAATCCTATTTTAATTAATGATTTAGAAGAATTTAAAAACGAAATATTAGATAGATATTTTACTTCTACTTTAGAGTATTATAAAGAATACGAAAAAGTAAAAAAGACAAGGTCATTAGAAAAACTGTTAGAACTATGAAAAAAGGAGTAATAGTTTTTGCACATAATAGCCCTTTTATAGATTATGGATTGTTAGCAATTATATCTGGGGGGTTAGCTAAGAAAAATCTCGGAGTACCAGTGTCCTTAGTAACAGACACTGGCACATTGGCGTGGTTGAACTCTTCTGGGATGGAAAAAAAGTTAAGCGATGTTTTTGAAAATATTATAGAAGTCGAATATCCGTATACAGAAAATAAAAGAAAATTGCACGATGGATTTTATCATCAAACGGTTCCTTTTATAAATTCCAATAGATGTGATGCTTATTCATTATCGCCGTATGATAATACTTTATTAATAGACAGTGATTTTTTAATTTTCACTGATAGATTGAACGAGTATTGGAATGTTGAATCTAATGTTATGATCGGAAGTTATATTAATGATATTTTAGATGATCGTCCGGGATATTTAGATAAGAGAATTTCGGAATCGAGTATTCCCTTATTATGGGCAACTACAGTGATGTTTAAAAAAAATAAAGAAAGCGAATTTTTCTTTAAACTAGTAGAATTTATAAAAGTAAATTACGTTTATTTTGCTGATCTTTTTAGATTCAACCCATTACAATTTAGAAATGATATTGCATTCAGTATAGCTAAACATATACTCAGTGGATACGAAGTTGAAAATATTTATAATCTTCCCTGTTTAACGTCTACCCTTGATAAAGATGTTATATTGGAAATTGATAAAAATGGTAAGATGATAATTTTAATGAATCCTAATGATGACGGAAATTACAAGGCTGCGAAAATTATAAACACTGATATTCATGTGATGAACAAGCAAAGTATTATTAGAAATAAAGACGTCCTAATGGAATTAATATGAAATTTGGTTATTTAATATTCGCTTCTAACGAAAATATAGATTATCTTAGAATGGCCTATTGCTTGGCTATGAGTATTAAAAATACTCAGAAAGAAGGATACGACCAAGTAGCATTAGTTATAGATGATAAGTCAAAAGTTGATACTCTTAGTTCTCCTTGGGTCTTTGATAATATCATTGAATGGAATCAAAAGAAGGGTTGGGACGGAAGATCTTGGATGGACGAATTAACTCCTTTTGATTATACAGTATGTTTAGATGCCGATATGCTGTTCATGAGAGATTATAGTCATTGGATAGATTATTTTGTTGATAACAACACAGAACTCTTTATAACAAATAAGAGTTATACTTTTAGAAATGACATTGTCACAGACAATTTTTATAGAAAAACTTTCGAAAAGAACGACCTTCCGAATTTGTATAGCTTTTACACTTTTTTTAAGAAAGATTCTCAATTATCAAAAGAATTCTTTTCTTTAGGAAGATTCATTATTGAGAATCCTGTTGAATTTTCAAATCTATTTTTAAGTAAACACGTACCAAAAGTTTTAGGAACTGATGAAGCGTTTGCCTTGAGTGCAAAAATATTAGATATTTCAGATGATATTAGTTACGATTTAAGTTTTCCTTGTGTAACACATTTAAAACCTAGAATACAAGATTGGTCGTTCTCGTCTGATAAAGTTACAGATCATGTAGGGTTTTATTTAAACGATCAAGGAAATTTAAAAATTGGTAATTTCCAACAAACAAACATAATTCATTATGTTGAAAAAGATTTAATCACTAACGAGTATGTGAGTTTATTAGAGGATATTTTATGGTCGAAGAAATAATAATCGAAGATTATTTTGATTTAAAAATTGATATACCTGTAATAAAATACTATGTTCGATTTGACAGAGATTCCGGAAGAGTCACAGAAGTTTTTCCTAGTCATAATAATATAGAAGAAAAAAGTTGTCTAGCAGTTGATTCTGATTTAGCTGTCGATCTGTTGACCGGAATTAAACCACTAACGTCGGTTAGAGTAGATATTAGTCAACCGCCATTTAAAATTGTAGAACACTCAAATCAAGATTTTGTTTTAAGTAAAATTGATAATGTTCTACATAGAGTGATTGAAAAAAAATGGTCGAAAATATCTAGACCAGATGTTCAAATAATTTATAATAGAAAAGAAGAAGAGCTTATTTTTAAAATAAATCCCTCTATAAAAGAAATGTCGTGGCCGGGTGAAAAAGAAATGATATTTTTGATTACAGGATATAATGATCCTAATAATTTAAAAGAGATGATCAAGTTTTCTATAGATGAATTATCGGCCTATCCTCAGAAATTTAAACTTAAATTGCGAAGTAAATTTAGTATTTTTACTAGACGATTGTTTTCTAATTACACTTTGGAAATTAAATGAAAGTTATTGAATTTGATGTAATTTTTCTTAGCTACGATGAACCTAATGCAGATTTGCATTATGCAGACTTGTGCAATAAAGTGCCCTGGGCTAAAAGGGTTCACGGAGTTAAAGGCAGCGATCACGCACATAAAGCAGCAGCCGAAAAATCAGAAACCGAATGGTTCGTTACTGTTGATGCAGACAATATTGTAGATACTAGATTTTTTAATATTGATCTTGATATGAAAGATCCTAAGGTACAAGTCTACGGCTGGTGCGGCCGCAACGTGATTAATGGACTTCGTTACGGTAACGGCGGATTAAAAATTTGGAAGAAAGATTTTGTTCTCAATATGCGCACACATGAAAACAGTGACAGTGATCGAGGACAGGTTGATTTTTGTTGGGAAGACGGATATAAAAATTTTCCTTTGAGTTTTAGTGATAGTATAATAACAGGTAGTCCTTTTCAGGCCTGGAGAGCTGGTTTCCGAGAAGGAGTTAAAATGACCCTTCTAGACGGCGTAAAAGTTCCTCCGCAGGAAATACAAGAGAGAATATGGTGGCATAATATTCATAGGCTTCGTATGTGGTCAACGGTTGGTGCCCATGAAGATAATGGTTTGTTCGCTGTTATGGG